TTCTAAATTCAGCAGGATCATTTACAGTAAGTCCATTTTGAAAACTTGATGAACCACCTATCACAACCCTTGTTGTATCTAAATATAATCTATTATTTACATCATCAAATGTAAANCCTGNAACACCACCAAAAGCACCACCATTATTGTATTGTATTTGTGTATCAGAACCACCTACTGTAGCACCTGTTGGTGCATCAACCCAATCTAATGCAGTACCTGTACTTGAAAGTAATTGCCCTGCTGTTCCTAATTGATCATTTACATCTAAAATACCACCACTTATTTTTATACCATTTGATTGTGTAGATAATTTTGTTACACCTTGTGACCTTAAGTATACATTTTGCGAATCTGCTAATACTTGTTCATTACCACCTGCGTGTAATATAATTTTATCATTAGCTGAAAAACCAAAATAGGTATTAGCATCACCATTGTGAACAACATAATCATTTAAATATAATGAACCTGTTAATGGTTTTGTACTTCCTGCTGTTAAAGGTAAATATCCTGCAAGTGCAGTATNAAGTGCATAACGACCATCTAAGTCCACTACAGCACCAACTGCTGCATTATTACCTGTTAATGTTAATTCACCATTACCTGTATTAAAAGAACCACCTGTGACAAAGTAATTAGTATTGTTTGGAACAGCAATTCCTATTATATTACCTGCTTGTGTTGTTAATGTAACATTACCACCATTTGCAAATGTAATACTATCATTATTATTAGATGCAGTTAATGTGGTTTGACCCGGTACTAAAAAGTTTTTGAATACATTTTGTTGTGAACCCCTATCAGTATTTTCAACTGTTATTGTTTTAGATGTTCTTGTTGTAGATATACCTGTTGATGATGCAATATTTACTGTATCACCTTGTGCAATAGTTTCAGGANTTGTTCCTGANCCATTATCACTAATTTTAAAACTTGACATTGTACCTGTTCCTGCACCAATATCAGCTAAAACTTCTGCATTTGTTCTGTATTTTATTACACCTGATTCAGATACTAAATATTTATTATTGTTTTGTACAGAATTAGCAATTGTTGAAATAGTAGCAGAACCTGTTATAGTAACACCTGCAGTAGTAGTTTCAAACTTTTTTGAATTGTCATAATATAAATCAACAGAACCATTAGTTGTAAATTGAGCTAATGTTTCATTTCCACCTAGATTTTTAATAATTGTTGATGCAGATTCTATAAATAAATTAGATGAAAAATTTTGTATATATGATGCAGAACCTGAATATAGTATTTGTAATTCAGAATTTACACCAAAAATAGCTTTACTAAGATTATGGAATTTNATATCATCACCTGCTGTAACAGATATATCAGTACCACTTGTAGTATTACCAAAACTTAATACTTCACTTAAAGTATCAGTAACTGCAAATTTAGTATCAACATAGTCTTTAACTGCAGCACTTGTAGGTAATGTAGTATCATTATTATTATTATCTATACCATCAGCTTGATTAACAAACTTTGTAACTGTTATATTAGTCCCTGTATCTTTTAATGAACCCCATTCCAATATAGCAGATACTTTAAAATCCCCTGCTGTGTTTAAAAACAAGCCTGTTTGCTGTCCTTTACCATCTGTTAATTCTTTTAATGCTGTACCAATAGCTGCATTATCAATGGTTTTAATTAAACCTTCATATGTAGCTGATATTTTAGTATTAAATAATGTTGCCATTTTATATTGTTTTTATTTTTAATGCTTTTTTCAAATAGCTTTTTAGCTTTTGTTCTTTTTTGCTTTTCCTTTCTTCAAGTTTATATTTTAACTTCTGATTTAATTTCATAATACCCAACCATTAAATGTTGAATCATAACTTGGATATATATCGTCATTTACATTTGAATTATATTCAGGATATGTAGTTTGATTAAATGTCATAAAGTCAATAAATCTTCTTGAATACCATTCAGCATTAGTTCTTGCTTTTTCAACTAAGAAATCTATTTCACCTTTACTAACTGTTTCACTATTTTCTGATCTATGTTTNAATACACCGCCATTTTTAACCTGATATGCAGCGAAAGGAAGATAATTAACCTGAGCATACCAAATTAACATATCTACAATATAATCATCTAACAATGTTTTCCACCTTGCATTAGCAGGTTGATCAATGTTAGGTATTGCAGCAGTTAATCCATCATATAATTTTGTACCCATAAGTTGCTGAATATCAATAACTTGGGCGATTTTTATAAACTGTAAAAATTTATCTGTATTAATATTTCCATCGAGTATGGAATTTCTAACTAAATCTGTTCTATTTATAAATAATGTTGTTGGCATATCTTATTTTTTAACTTGGATATTTTCCCCTTCCTGATTGTTTATCTGTTGGTATAGCAGCCTTTTTGCTTCCTACAGGATTTTTTATATAGCTTTTTGGGATTGTTCTAGTTTTATTGTAATTACCTAAATTATCAGATACTTCTGTATTACTAGCTAATCTATATAAAACTTTAACCCATTTATGTTGGCAATATATACCGCCTTTTAAAGTAAAAATATCATAACGTAAACTAGGTTTATGTCTAAATTGTACATTAACATCTGCAGCATAACTTGCATTATCTATATCTTCAATTCTCCATACAACACCCAATTGTGTAAGTTGCATCATTTTTTTACAGAATCCCCTAGATTTAGATGGATCACCTGACATCCCCCTAGCATATTTATACCTAATCTTGTATAAACCATTTTTTGAATCCAATCTACTTGGTTCACTACCATTATTTACACTACCAACATTATAATCAGTTGCACCTACTAAACTAACTGCCTTTCTGATTCTAGATAATATGCTTTTTGGTTTTTCTTTAATTAAATAGTTTGCCCAATCTTCATTACTATAAGGATGATCTGCATCTACTTCATCTACTACAACCCATTCATCACCCATAGCTTTTGCACTTTCTTGCAATGAACCAATTACATTATATTCTTCTTCTTTTGATAATGTAGTAGCCATTTTTACACAATTGGGAACTTCTTTACCATCTTTTATTTTAGTTCCATATTGTTCATAGCCATCCCAACAAGGCTTTTTTAGTGCAGTATCGTGATCTTCACAAGGCATATAATATGTTACACCTTCTACTTCGTGTTCGTGATAACCACCACAACCATTTGCTTCTGCTATTGCAATAGCTTCTTCTTTAGTATCATAGGCTTGTTTACCATCAATTACTTTATCTAATTGAACCTTAGACATTTCAATTCCTGTTTCTTCTTCAATTTCTTCTTTGCTTTGTATTGAAGTATCTACATCAGTAAATTCTAATGGTTGTAATGTTGTAAAATACAGCTTTAAAGCAATATCATTGTATGCTAGTAAATGGTCAAAACAATCAATCAACAATTCTTGGAATGGTCGAATAACTGAATTATCCATAAGTATGGATGCATTTTTAATTTCATCAGCATTACTTGAAAAACCTGTTGCTGTTCTTATTCCTAATAAAAATGGACTTACAATTCTATGACCAACAAGTATTTTATTGCTGCTTTCGTCAGATAAAAACTGATATTGATTATGTGCATCACTTAATTGTACAGGTGTTAATGTTGCTTCTTGTTCTTTTGAATCGTTAAATGCAAGTATAAATTTCCCTGCGTTAGAACTTCCTGTAAATTTCTGTGCAATCTTACTTTCTAGCAATTGTCTTTCTTGTTGATTTGGAATTCCGTTATTAAAGGAAATCATCATTGTAGGACTAAGACCTGATTTAATGTTATTTATGTGATAATTGCTAATTTCAGATTCGAGTTCAGCGTATTGTAAACATCCCTGATAATCAACAGGACTATAATAGTAAAATGAAGGCTTGTATGGTCTTATATAATATATTTCTATAGCTTCTTTAGAAGTACCAAAAGCAGGTATTCTAAGGGGTTCATCACCCATTCTAATAGTTGCCCAATCTTTCCAATAATAATAAGCAGGAACAATGCCTTCATCATTCATTTTTTCTGCTCTTAATGTTTCAACAGGAAAATGTTCTAATTGTGCTATCTTTTTTCTATCTTTTGAATAAATTACTTGAACAGCACATTGTCCCATTAATTTTAAATCATAACACAACTTTCTAACCATTTCTTTTTTAAATAAAGAAACCATTTGTGCATATTCATTAGGTTTTGTACTAGAATCTAAAGCATTTAATCCTTTTCCATATATGGCTTGTGAAACACCATTTATAGCTGCATTATTAGTAGGTGAAGTATTATATCTATCAATTAAATATTGAAAGTAATTATTATCTTCACCGTATTCAATCCATTTTTTACCCTTTACTTCTTTAATTTCAGGACTTGTATAGGCTGCTAAATTGACAAATCCATATTGACCTGCTTTTTTGTTTGTAACAAACCTGCCTTTATTATCTCTTTTTCTCATATTACTAAATATGTGTTATCATTACCATTATATGTGATATATTGACCTTTATTTAATTGGTAATAATCATTGTCGTTTAATTGGTCAATATCCTGATCAGTACAGAATATTCTATCTTTGTAAACTTCTTCTTTATAATTAGAATCTAATTCCCAAAGTATATCATATAAATTCCAAAAACTATTATTAGTATTCCAATAATTGTAATCAATATACATTGATAAATCATAAAAATGATTTTCCACTAAGATAGGCGAAAAAACAATACCAAAGTTTAAATAGTTGCCTACTGTAGCTGCATTAGTTACATTGTATTTAACTGTAACATTAGTTGAATCATCCCTAATATCAAAAGTAAATTCATCTGTATAATCTCTAGGGATTACAGATAACTGTTGTTCTTGTGCTGAAGTGGTTAATACAATCATTACTTATATAACGTAGAATTAATTTAAATTTGTAAAAGATTTATGCAAAAAAAAAGCACCCATATAGGATGCTTGATTTTTATTTTGGTTAATTGTATTAAGCAGTTGGATCTACCTGTGTAGTGCTTGGTGTAGGAACTGATGCAGGTGCCAAGAAATATGGTGCAGTTTCTTCCATACCTTCAAACACTAAAGTAAAGCCGCTCAAATCGCCTGCAGCGGCTCCTGTTACTACTGTTCCACCTGTACATTCCATTCCATTTTCAAAACCACATAGAAAATGATTTCCATAGTAATCTTGTACAATGATATATGGTCTACCTAGTGCTAAAGTTTGCAATTCTGCTTGTGTTTTAGCATCTAAATAAGTTAATGTAAGATTTAAAGTTTGTGTATAAAAAGTTGTTCCATTTTCACGACTACTTGTTACTGTAGTTTCTAAACTAGAATTACCTTTTACATCATATTCAAACCAAGTCGGTGCAGGTGAACCATTTGTAATAGTTGCTTCTTTTGTTGTATTATCAANTGTTACAGCAGTAATTCCTGTTGTAGCTGATGNTGCAAAATCTGCAAAATATACACTTTTGATTCCACCAAATGCTGATTTACAAGGGACTTTACGTCCTGTAGTTAATGTACAAGCCATCGATTATATGTTTTATTCTATTGGGGATTAAACAATGTCAATCCCCTTTAGATGATTATTAATTAAGCGTATTCTACTATGTCTGATGCTACACCAAACTGTACCCCTGCTGTGAATCGCATCACCATACGTACATTGTTTGATCCATCTAAATCTTGCATATCTAGAACACGAACTTCTTGCATATTGTTTAGCAATCCTGTACCGAAATATAGGTTACTTCTTTGTGCAGCATACATTTTGTCATTAGACATTCCCGGACATACAAAGATTTTTACACCATTCACAGTAAGTGAACCATTGTTCCACCATTGTGTTCCTTGTGCATTTGTACCATTAGCACCTAAACCATTTGCTGCAAATCCTCCTAATGCTTGAACATAAAATTTAGCTGCACTTGAAGGAATGTAAATAAACAAATCTTCTTTGCCATAAAGTGCTGAAGGTATAGCATCAACAACTTTTGAAAGTTCAGCGATAATATTACCTGCATTTAATCCACCACCAATTGTTGCTATTTGCTGACTTGCAGGGATATCACCTGCTGCTGCTGCTGCTGCAATTAGTTTTTCAAATCCATCATATGAATTATGAACTGCTGCTGTTGTATCACCCTGCCAAATGTTAAATTCTGTTGATTGTGCTACTTCTGCTGCAACGTGAGCAATCATAAAGTCGCTAAATTTTGGGGGTAAAGTTTGTGCCATTCCATAACCCATAGACTGCGCTTCCCAATCGTTCACGAAATCCTTTTTACATAACTGCAAATTTACTTGTAGTTCAGTAGGCTGTATAATTCTTTCAGTTAAAGTAACTGATGAATTAGGATCAAAATCACATCCTGCAGGACTTACTAAAGAACCTGTAGCTAGTTTTTTGATTACTTCTTTGTATGCAATATTAGGTTTTACAGTTAANCCACCATCATCAATAGTTGATGCAGAAAGTAAAGCCGCAGCAATATATTCACCTGCGAATTCACCTGCATACGTAGTAGTAATTGCAACTGCAGTACCTAGATTAGTTTTTCTTAAATTACTCATTTCTTGTTTTTTTATAAATTAATATTATGATTCAGATGCCCAAATTCCTACACCACCTATGATGTACCAATCAGTTAGTGTTACTGCTCTTAAAGTTACATAATCACCTTTTTTAGATGTTGCTTTTGTGTTGATGCAATCTTTGTCTAAAACACCACTTGCTGTAAATACAGAAGATGCTTTTACAATGCTTCCTACAATTCTATTTGTAGNTTTTGGTGAAACNACAACNGTATTGTTTGCATCAGCACCTGTATTTCTGAATGTAACAGTCATTCCTAAATTACCTGAAGTAATTAAAGGAAGTCCTAATGTTAAACCATCAGTTGCACAATTNATATCTTGTGATGCATCTTGNTCAGGAATATCACCTGNTGCTGTAACTGTTTTTTGTGCTACTTGATTGTAGCTAATGTCATTTGATAAATAGTTATACGTTGGCATATTATTTTAATTTAATTTTTACTTAATTTTGTTAATACTCTATCTAAAGTAGTTTTTACCTTACTTTCTGCATAAACTCTAGTAGGTGCAGATTTGCTTTCAGGATTATGTTTAATTGGCTTTGCTGCTGCTTCAGAAAATTCTTCTTTTACAGTTCTTGATTTAGGCTTTACAGATGCTTCTACTTTATCTGCTTTTAAATCAGCAATAGCATCTTCAAGGTTTTGGATTCTTTTTTCCATTCCTTCCCAATCAGCTACATCTGCCATTTTTTCTTCTTCTTTTTCTTCTTCTTCATAGCTGTCTTTTTCTTTTTCTTCTTCAGCTAAATCAGATGTNATTTCTTCACCTTCTGCAGTTTCTTTTGCAGGAACTTCATCAGATACTTCTCTAACATCAGCAATAATTCCTTCTTCTTGTACAACTACTAATCTACCATCTTCAAGTAGATATTCGCCTACAGGCATTGCAACCCTTTCATCATCAGTTACAATAAAAATTTCTTTACCTTTTTCAAAAGATTCTGCTGAAACAACAGTTCCGTTTTCTAACTTCATATCTTCAAGATTCACTTGGATATTTAGAAGGGTTTTTATTTGGTTTACAATTTCTGTGTTTTTCATACTATTTATATAACGATTATTAATTTAAATTTTGCATTATTTAGGTAATTCTAGTAATATTACCTATCCCTTGTGCCATTATATCACCTGTACAACATTCCCTTGAATAAACAGGTCTATCTTTACAAAGGCATCCCCTAGAACTGCCCTGTGGACTGCTTCTACTAGGAATGTAATTTTTATCATTGTGATTTGATTGCATTTTATTGTGTTAAGATTTGCTTGATCTTTTGAATAAGTTTTTCATCTTCTGATAAATTTTCTTCAATTTGCTCTTTAGGGCGTTCCATTTTGTCTGCAAAAAAGCCTTCAATAGAAAAACCCCTAACTTTATTTGTTTTAACATATTCATTCCAAATTTCATCATTATTAACTTTTACAGCACCCATCCAAGTTCCTAATGGAACATCAATTCCATATTTTACTGACTTGTCGTGTACTTTATCTTCTACTAACCAACTTTCAACCAATGTTAAACCTTCTAATGCTTCTGAATGTTCAAGTGTTGAATTACTTTGTTTACCCATAGTCAAGTATTTTTGACTTGCTTTNGCAACTGTATCACGAGAAAAATAAATGTAGTATTCATCACCATCATCATTTCTGTAAATAGGTTTGTTTGGAATAAGTAAAGCACCTAATAGTATCTTTTTTTCTTTACTAATTTCAGCAAACTTAACTTCTTGGTTTTTAAGTGCTATAAAATCAGATTCTATAGCAGGTGATTCAACGATAGAAATGGCATCAATACCACTTTCTTCTACTTCTTCATTATCACCTAATACTAATTCTATTATTTTCATAACTATATAACGTATTTAATTTATAATTTTGTATTTATCCTATAGATGCACCTTCAATAATGTTTCTATCTAATTCTTGTGCTGTTGATACATCATTAGATACAACAAATGCTTGTACAGGTTGTTGNTTTTGTGCAGAAATTACATCAGCTAATTGATCTGTTCCACTTGTACCTACTATATTAAATGCAGGGGGTGCAGGGGGTGCAGGGGGTGCTGAACCACCACTTGACACAGGACTAGCAGCAGCACCACCACCACTAGCATTATCAGGATTTGTAGCTAAAATATCTTTTACTGACTTAAAACCTATAGCTGCTGTAGTAGCAATATTTGCAAGTTTAATACCAAATTCAAAAGGTGTAACAGTTTTTGTTGCAAGTTCTGCTGTAATACCCTGAAATGTGTTTATCAAAGATGCTGCTGCTGCTGCAGCCTTACCTGCTTTAGAATTTTCACCTAATAAATTAGCAATTCCTGTAAATGTAGCTTTAGCCATATTTAACTTGGCATCTTTTTCTATTTTTTCTAGTTTTTCCCTTTCTTTAGCATCTTTTTTCTGTGCATCTAATACTTTACCATTCCAATATAATATAGTGGCTGCTTTTTGTTCTTCAGTTGCATTTAATGCATCTAATTCTGCTAATGCCCTTTCTTGTGCTAATAATACTTTTTGTTCATATGTAATAGCTTCTTCATCTTTTTTGATTTGTTCAAGTTCCTTTTGCTTTGCATCTATTGCAGCCTGTCGTTCTTCTTCTGCTTTTTCCCTTTCTAATTTATCTGCTGCTGCTTTGTCATCAATAGCCTTTTGTGCTGCAGCTTCTTCATTTTTAAGACCTATAATTTGGCTAGTAACTTCTTTTGCCTTTGCTAATTTAGCCTGTTCTAAGTTTATAAGTTTTGCCCTTAGATTAGCTTCTTCATCTAAATCTTCTTTTGTAGAATCACCTAATGCATTTTCTGCTATCTTAGCTTGTAGCCTTAAATTAGCTGCATCAATTTCTTTTTGTGTAATTTCATCTTCTTTTTTTCCTGCTTCTTCTAAAAATTTAATCCTTTCTTGTAAAGTAAAATTTTCTTTATCAACTGCTTTATTTAATAAATCTGCNCTATCTCTATTTGCTTTTGCTCTATCTATTATTAATTGCCTTTCTACCTTATCAGCTAATGCCCTTTGATCNGCTATTCTACCTGCTGCTTTAGCTTCTTCATTCATTTCTTTTACAAGTTCTTTTGTACCTTTGACTAATGCATCTGTTAGCATTACAGCAGGATTTAAGGCTTTATTTANTCCCANTATACCATTNCCTGCATCTTTTAATGCACCTTTAAAATCACCTGAAAACAATTTTTTTAATGCAGAACCTAATAAACCAAAACTTTCTATNGCTTGATTTACTTTATCCATTACAAATTCTTTAATACTTGTACCTAAGTTTTTAATTGTTTCAACAGGTTCAGTAAATAGGTTTATAAGACCACGCCCTAGTGCAGCTAGTTTATCTGTAAATACAGAAACAACTGCACCTAACATACCCATTGCTTTTGCAAGTTTATTTTGCCCTTCTTCAGAACTTGTAAATGCAGCAGTAAGTGAACCAACTAAAACAACTAATGCACCAATACCTGTAGCTATGATTGCACCCCTCATTGTTTTTAAACCTATTACCATAGANTTGACACCTTTAACAGCACCTTTAAACCCTGATATTAGACCACCTGTCATTTTATCACCTGCAGCTTCAATACTACCAATGTCATCTTCAGTTTTTTGTAACTTCTTATTTAGTTCATCTACTTCTTTATCTTGTGTTTCTACTTTTAAAGAATAGGTTTTTGTTACTGTTGCCATTTAATGTTGTTTTTTATTTGTTTTAANCCTTCTTTTAATGTCTTAGGCAATGCATATTTACCTTTTGCTATTTTAATATTTTCTGTATCTTCTTCAACAATCTGAAGTAAATCAATTATGTTCTTTATCATACTACTGAATTTAAAAGTTCAACTTTTGATTTACCTGTTTGCAAATCTGTTGTAATAGAATTTATTTTATATGTGTTTTGATTAATGCTTATAATGTCATATAATTCCAAATTAAAAAACTCACTTAAAGGAATTTTAATATCCAATTTTGTTAATCTTCTTTGACTATTAAATACATCAGTAATATATGTTGTATAGAAATTATTGAACAATGTTCCTGTATATTCACTAGCTGTACTACCTGCTTCATTTGCCCACCATTCATTTAATTCAGCTTGGAAATGTATATTATTAGCTGAACCACCTGATGCTGTTGGTGCTAATAATGTTTGTGAATTAGATGGAACAATGTATTGATTTGTAGTATTAAAATTACCACCATCAGTTTCTAATAGTTGTATATTTGTTCCACTTGTAATTCTTATAGGATAAAATAATAATGGTTTACCTAAATAAGATTCTTGATTATCNTCAACAAACCACCCCCATTGTATAGTAGTTGAACTACTACCTGTTGCATTATAAAGCCTTTCAAACATCATATGTTCAAATGGTATTGTAATTGCATAACTTTCAGTAAGTGCATCAAATATTGCATTATCTAAACTATAATCTAAAGAACCCCATTGTGCATTATTTAATTGATTAAATTGTTTAGCTAAAAATGTATCTAATCCTTCATATGCATATTTTATATCTTTAAATGGTAATGCTAAAGCTACTTCTGATTTTGTTGTATCTACATATTTATCAAAAACTTTAGTAGGATTAGCCTGTCCTAAAGCATAGTAATCATCCAATTTTTGTACTACAATAGTTCCTTGATTATCAACATAAGCAGTAAGATTAAACATCTTAAATAAACCTGTTAAAAAATCAATTATTTTCATTTCAGGAACTTGTTGGTTAATAGCAAAATCAACATCTAATGTAGTNGCATAAGTGTTTGCATTTTTAAATATAGCAGTACCACCTACTGTTATAACACCTGCTTGTGTAGTTACTTCTGTAGTCATTTCTACAGTCCAAGTAATAGTATTAGCTGCAAATGTTAGAATAGCATTAGTATCAAATACAACTGTTAATGTNGAATAGTTATATTGAAGTGCATTTGGTATTGTAAATGATTGTGTACCTGATCCTGTAAAGTTAAATATTTCACCTTGTATACTACTTATAATTCTAACTGTATAAGTAGCTGAATTAGTTGGTGCTAAATCTAATTTTAGTAATGGTATTTGTGGATTATTACCTGAATTCTGCAATCTTAATGTGCCATTATTGGCAAATACAAATCCGGGATGAATGTTAAATGTACCTGATTGTGAAACAAAAGCTAAATCATCTAATGTTGATGTTGATGCTTGTATTTGGTTATCAGCATCTAAACCACCTTTTTTTCTATGCAACCACATAAATAAATTATGGAATTGCAAATTAGATGTATCATTAAAAAAATCATCAGAAAAAGTAATACTTTGCCCTTGAAATGTTTGTGCTTGTATAGCATCAATAAAAGCAGATAATCTAATTGCATATTTAAAATTAGTCCATTT